GGTCTGTTCCGTCGTCGGTCCATTCCAGCACGTTGTTTCGCAGGTTCAGAGCTCCGCCCGCGAGATACCAGAGCGATGAAAGGCACTTGACGCGCACGAGGTTAGGCTTGCCCGCCCACATCCGGTTGAGCATCCGAACGTAGCCCGCGCCCGCCTGATCCGTGCCAATGCCCGTAATATTCGCCGTCGCCACGCGCCGCGCCCGCTGCGCCGATGATGTGCGCGGTCTGCCCTCAATCAGCCCGACTGAGCGCGATTGCGGGTAGACCTCGGCCAACTCCCATCCGGTAAGCTGGAAGGGGGGCCATGCGATAACGTCTGTCATTATGGTGACCACCCCAATTTGCTGTTCTTGAAGGATCGCTGAGAAGCGTTAACCGACTGCCCGACAATGCCCGGAGCCGCGTTTTGCACCACGCCGCCGCTGATTTGCTCAACCTTGGCTTTCCAGTTGCCGTCATCATCGACGTACACGCGCACGTCCATTTGACCGCCGCCGCCCTGCATCGCCGCCGCCGTTGCTCTGGTCGATGTGACCATAGCGGGGCCGCGCACGAACTCAGGGCCGTTTTCGCCCGCAATGCCGACCTTGCCGGACGGGATTTTGCCGCCCTTGTCAAACATGCCAGCGAAGACGCCGCCAAGCAGACCGCCGAAGCCGCCGCCCGACTTACTGCCGCCGCCCGCAAACATACCCTCACCGAACAGTAGATATTCCAGAGCCGCCCGCTTGATGCTGTTTGTGAAGGCGTCCATTGCGTCAACGCCACCCATAGCCGCGTCAATCACGCTATCCTTAAACTCGCCTTGGATTTTCTCCATTGCGGCGATCTTGTCGCGTGCAAGGTCGTATTCCTCGGCCAGCTTTCCAACCGCGCCCGCCTCCTCGTCAATCTTCGCGGTCAGTTCTTCGGTGATATCAAGGCCGCGCTTTTTCGCCTCGTCTAGCAGCTTGTGCTTGACGGTCAGCGCCGCGACCTCGCCCTTGGATTTGCCCAGCATTTCGACTTGTCGGTGAAGGTTTTGCAGCGCCTCTTCCGAGATATTGAACAGCGGCTCTTGTTCGCGCCCGCCCTTGCGCCCCGAACCCGAACGCCCGCGTGGGCGGCGCACCTTCGGCTCTGGCAGCACGTTGCCATCACCGCCATACAGCGCAGAGTTTTCGCGGATCAGGGTTTCGCCAGCAACGCGCCCTTGGCCGTATTGCTCGTATTGGGCGGCAAGGTTGGATTTTTCCTGCGCCTGTGAGGCCGCGATAAGTCGCGCCGTTTCCAATGAAACCCCAAGGTTTTCGGCCAGCCGCGCCGCCTCGTCTGCACCGCTGGCGATATTGGCTGCAATGTCGATCTTGGCGAGGTTCAGCGCCTGAATTGTTGCCTCGAGAAGCTGGTCGTAAAACTCTTTGCCTTCGTCCGTCGCCTCTTCAAGGTTCTTGGTCGCACCGTTGATGTAATCAGCCAGCGTTGCCATTGCCTCGGCCTGCTCTTCCGGCCCTTTGGCTTGCCCGATGGCGGCGAACTGTGCCACGACCTCATTCGCCTCTATGGCAGTCAGACCCAACGCATCGCCAAGATCGCTGATATTCGACCGGACATCTTGCAAATCGGAAAGCCTCGAAGTCAGCTCACCCAATTCACGGTTTGCCGCAGCGAATTGCGAATCCGTCATGTTTGACGGTTGGTTCAGTTCGTCCATACGCGAAGAAATATCCGCGATAGTCTGGTCAAGTTCTCGCACCTCGTCAGGTGTGAACCCGAACACACCAGCAACGCCCAATTCATTCGCAACGCCACGCGCCGCAGTATCTAGTGCGGCGCTTGCCCGGATTTGTGCGATCTTGCGATTGATCGCGTAAATCGTTTCGGCTTGAGCGGCCATGTCGCCGAACTCTTTTGCCATGTTGACGCCAGCCAGTGAATCCGCAGCGCGTACAGCCTCAATACTTTCACGCAGCGCTTTCAGCTTGTCGGTCAGGTTCCCCGAACTCTCGGCTGCATCATCTTGAGCGCCGACCATGTTCCAGATTACGCCAGCCAGCGGCGCACCAACGGCCAGCACTGCACCCATGATAGCGCCCCACGGGCCAAGAATGCCCAGAAGCTGCGAACCTTGCTGCGTGAAAGCTGTAAGCGCCGATGTGCCGCCTTGAACCTGCACCGCGAAGTCGCCCACCTGATAGCCGCCCTGCTGGAAGATATGCCGGTTGCGCGTCATGAAGCCGGTTTGTGCCGCAACGCTGCTATTCATCGCAACGACATTGCTTGTCAGTCGCTTCGCACGCTCGGCGGTCTGCTCATATTCGCGCTGAACAAGGTCCATGCCCTTGGCGTGCTGTGCCGCATCAATCGTGCCAGCTTCAAGCGCCGCGTTGAACCGCAATTGCTGCTTTTCCAGCTTTGCTTCTGCCGCCGCAAGGGGCGTGAACTTGCGCTCAAGTCGATCAATTGCCGCGCCCGCAGATTTGGCTTTCTTCTCGAATTCCTGTTGTTTGAGCTCCAGGAGGATGGCAATTTTTTCGGTTGGTTCAGCCATGCTTTGCCTTCAATTCCTCGAACTGCTCCCAAGTGGGCGGGGCAGTTGTTTCGCCTGCGTGTGCTTCGTTCCAACCCTCGACAAAGAGGGACCAATCAGCGGGCGTCATGAGCCGCCAATCGGACATGCTTAGACCGGCGCTGATGGCGCTTTTGATTTTGTCCGGCGCTTCGTATTTGTCGGGGCGCTCGGTGCGGACGATCCAACTAAATCGTCGGCTTTTTTTTTATCCTCTGGCGGCAGGAACGCGGCCAAAAGCAAGTCCTGCGCCATTGCGCGGATCTTGTGGTTTTCGCTTGGGGGCATGTCGTCAACCAGCTTGTCAGCGGTCTTATCGTTCAGCCCGCCGCCCACCAGCCCCAAGGCGACTAGATCTCGGCAGTGACGTGCCTGCGGTTCGCCCTTGCCTAGCAACTGGTCAAGCATGGCGAAGATGCCTAGCCCGTGCTGCCGCTCGAAGCGTTCAATCTCACCATTGCGAAGGATCAGCGGGCGGCTTTCACCGCCCAACTGTTCCAGCGTACCGCCCAAAGGGGCGTCTGCTGTGATCGGCATTATGCAGCGTCTGTGAAGGTTGGTGCGCCGCTGGATGCCAGAGCGAAGCTGTAGGTCACAGCGCCTTCTTGCTCCCCGCCGAATTCCACGTTGTCAACGTGGAAAGCGCCTTCGAACGTGCCAAAGTCTGGGATGATGACCTGGAAGTTGCCAATTGCATCAGCAGTGTCCGCCGCGTCCGTACCGAAGGCGATTGCCTTGAAGCGGGCAAGCGACGTGCCGCCCTCGAAGATGCCATTGCCCGATGTTGCCAGGGAACGCATCCCAGTCATGACTTCCTGCCACAGTTGCCCGCCGGGGGCCGTGCAATCCATCGTGGTCACATCGAAATTGTTGTTGTTCACGGTCAACGTCTTCGACTGGATGCCGCAGAGAGTGGTGAACGCTTCGGTTTCTGCGCCGTCGCCAATCTTGATCAGCAGAAGTCGGCCTTTTTGCTTTGCCATTGTTTAGGCTCCTTGTGGAAAATGGACGCCTCGCGGCGTTAAGTCCTGCCTTGCCCAAGGGCGGGATATGGGCTTACCCTTGCGAGAATTGCACAAAGGAAATTCTATGAAACTGGTGCTTATCTTCGCTGCATTATTCGCAGGCCCTGCGCTCTCCGAAGGCATATGCGAAACCGCCATGCGCTACCGTATTGAAGCAAGCGAACAGTCCGCGGAGCGAAGCGCTTGGAGGAACCAAATCAGATCCGAATTAGAGGAGGCGCTATCTCTTTCGATTGGAACGCCTGCCGAGGCCCATATACGGGCGGCTCGTATCGCCCAGAACCAAGCCATGATCTACGACCTTAAAGGCTCCCGAAAGATGCAGGGGCTTGGGTTTGAAATGCTGTCTGATTGCGGTCTGACCGCTGATTAACCGTCCAGCAGCGCGGTAAACGCGACGATTGCCGTATAGCTTTGCCCGTCGTTGTCCTGATCCACCGTCTGCGTCTGCCAATGGACCTGCACCGTGTCGTATCCCGTGACCGCCAAAGCAGCCTCATTCAGAGCCGCCACGATAGCCTCTGCGCATCTGGTGGCCTCTACCCGCCCAGACGTTAGCGGGCGGCTGAGCGCCTCAATCCCAAAGGTCAGGTTGGCAGCGCTCTTGCCGTCCGTCCGCAGGGGGCGCGGTTCAATCCCGCCAATACGGATATATGGTCGCGTGGCGCTTTGCGGGGGTTGGTCGTAAACCCGCGTGCTGACTAGCGCAGAAACGCCAGCGTCAGCCTTAAGCACCGTGACAAGCGCCGCTTGCAGCGCCAGAGCGTAACCGTCAGCCATTGAACAGAACCGCCAGAGACACCAAAATCGCAACCGATAGAATTGCGCAGAAAAGCTTACGGCGACGGGTTTCGGCCTCTATGCGGCGTAACTTCAACGCAAAATCGTCAAGCTGATAAGACATATTGCCAAGCATCACTTCACCACCTTAATTGCATCTTTGATGGCCTTGCGATTCCGCGCCGCCCGTTTCTTCTTCGTCGCGCTCAGCGCAGGGTTAACAAACGGACGCGGCCCGCGTTTGCCCTCGATAACCTTTGCTTTCGGCCCGAAGTCGATAAGCTGTGAACCATCGTCTACGGCGACATTGCGGATAAGCGCCCTATTCGTGCCGGATCGCTGGGGAATAAGAACCTTTGCCATATCCACCACCGATTCCGCGTTTTCGCGGTTGGCACGGGCGAACTGTTCCTCAATCTCGGGCGTGATCCGCTTGAGCATGGATCGTGTCGCCTTGAAGCCTGATTTCTTCACTGTCCGCCGCCTGTCTCGACCAATAGATCTAGCATCGCGCCCTGATCGTCCGCGTTCGCGATACCTCTGATATTCCATGTCTCGCCACGGGCAACCGCCTGGTCAGCTTCGGTTAGCCCGCGCGCCTGGACACTTGAGCGGATGCGAATTGTGGCCGTCCGGACGTTCTCGACCGATCCCGCGGCAACACGCTCCTTACCAGAGGTTTCGCGTACGTTTCCCCAGACCGTGAACAGCGGCTCAAACGCGCCGGTCACATTGCCATACGCATCAGGGGTTTCTGCCTGCCGATTGAACGCGACCAGATGCCGAAGCTTGCCAGCCCTCACAGCATCACCCTGTAGCGCGCCAGAAGCGCACTCACAGCCATCGGCAATTCGATGGCCGACATTCCCATGACCACCGTTTCGCGGTTGTCGTACCAGTGCCCGACCAGCATCTTGATCGCGACCTTAAGGCCCTCATCCACATCATCAGCAGCACCGAACCCTGCCGTGATCGTGATCTTGACCGGGTAGCGTGCATCGTTCAGCTCCGGCGCCTGAAATCCGTCGACCCACTCCAATACCGTTCGGGCCGACGGTGCATCTGTGATGACCAGTTGGCTCTCGGACACGGTCGTTACCGTGCCAGATATGTCGATATAGCTGACAGCGACATCCGTAACCGGCTCGATCGGCAAGGCGAGACGGTTTGGCCAGGCATCCAACTCCAGCAACCATTCCTGCTCAATAATGGCCCGCCCGAGGATTCCGGACGGGCCATCAAGATAGCCAACGGCAGCGGCGATGAGAGACTCAATCAAGGAATTCTCCTCATCGTGATTGACACGACAGTACTCCTTTGCCTCTTCCAGTGAGACGGGCAGTTCAGCAGGATCAACTGTGCGTGTCAGCCGCATTGGTTAACCCTTCTTTCCAGTCGCGTCGGCCTTGGCCTTGGCATCCGCTTCGGCTTTTGCCTTGGCATCAGCCTCTTCCTTAGCATCTGCATCGGCCTTCGCGTTGGCGTCAGCCGCCGCCTTTTCCTTGTCCTCAGCCTCGGCTTTCGCTTTCGCGTCGGCATTTTCCTTCGCTTTGGCATCAGCGTTGGCGGCTTCCGCAACCGGATCAACTGCAGCCCCTGATGCGATCAGCTTTTCGGCCAACGCATCATTGAAACCTGCGGTCTCACCAGCCTGATACATCTGATACGCCTTGATCAGGCGCACGATCTTCATTGTGGCAGGCGGTCAAAACCGCCGAGGACCAACACCGAGGACAGCTCGGCAGTGTCAGTGCCGGATGCGCTCAGGTTGGGTGTGAAGTTCGCCCGCACATAGCGGCCAGCGCCAGCAAGCGGAAGATCAACTTCCAAAGTGCCGGAAACCGTCCCGCCGCCTGAGGGGCCCGTCGCGACGACGGTGCTCACACCGGTTTTCAGGGTGGTCGCATCACCGAGGTCATCCGCGTTCCCGCTCTGGACGGTATAGCCGATCGAG